ACCTTCAACCGGCCGAGGGCACCTTCGGCACCGATGTCCTTGTAGATGATCCGGTACTCGGGCGGGTGCAACTGGTAGGTGACGCTGCCGAACTTGCCGTGCGACGTGCTCCAGGTGAACCACAGCGTGCGCTGGTCGTCCTTCCAGTCAAAGCCCGGTGACGGGTAGGTGTAGGCCAGCGGACCCACGACCACCAGGTAGCCGCGCTCGTCGACGCAGTCGGAGATGTCGAGGGTCACGGCACTGGTGTGGATGTTGATGGTCGTGGCCGAGGCCGTGACGTCGCAGATCGCCAGCCGGTCCTGCAGGTTCCAGCCGAAGGCGTCGGCGTAGTCGTCGATGTTCCGCAGTACGTACATCCGAGCGCTGAGCGACGGCGAGCTGAGCTGGACGGTCGATGCCGATCCACCGCCACCCGCGTAGGTGACCTTGCTGTTCCTGAAGTCGACCCAGACGTCGCTGACCATGCTCGCGCCGATCACGGTCGAGTAGCGCTCAGTCTCGTGACCGGAGACGCCGGTCTCTCCGTAGTAGGGCTGGCCGCCGCGCTGCTCGAACCCGCTAGCCCCCGGTACCGGGGCTGGATTGTGCAGGAACCCGGCGAAGTCCGGCGCGAAGCACTGCGCCCAGATCTCCTGCTGGACCTTCCAGTTGAGGGAGGTCGACTGGGGGATGGAGGCCGACCCCAGGAAGGTGGTGACATCAATCACGTTCCCCTGAGCATCAACCGTGTCCAGGGCGGTGGCGTCGTTCAGAGTGGCGTTGACACTCTGGAACGCCGAGTTCACTGCAGCCCCGTAGGTGAGCCCTGTGTTCGTCCCGGTGACGAGGACCCGCTTCAGCCCCTGGAAGTCGTACCCGGTCTCACCGAAGTGAAGTGGGTAGTTGCCCTGTCCGATCAGCTGGGACGCGGTGTAGTCCGGGTCCTGGACCCATGGTCCGTAGCTGATGGTGCGCTTGCCGAGCCGCAGCACGTAGCTGGTCGCCGGGTAGCTGTCGTACTGACCGACCTGCACGTAGTAGGTCGTGCCAGCGGAGGCGAAGAAGTCCAGCTCAGGAAGCTGTCCGTGCGGAGCGGCTGCGCCCCAGGCGGTGTACCCGCTGTTGGAGTTCCCAGAGGCAACCATGACGAGGTCACCGATCGCGGCTCCCGGTGGTCCGGAGTAGACGTTGACCCACGGCCACGAGTAGCCACCGGTGTCCACCGTTCCGAACAGGTCGAGACCGACGGTCTCGCTGGCCGGTGCGGTGAACGTCCACCACGCCGTCCGCTCGCCGCTGAAGGGTGATGTCTCGCCAGGCTCCCGGATCAGACCGGCGGAAGGTGTCGGTACCGAGGTGCCGTTGTATGGGATCTCTGTGGCGTATGCGAGCCAGTCGCTGCCCTCACCGCCGGTCGGAGGTCCGACCACGATGACGTGGTCGAGGGCGACCCGCAGCACGATCGAGTTCGCTAGACCGTCGGAGTAGGGCGTGACCTGGATCCGGTAGGTGACCCCCGCGTTGAGCATCACCGACAGCCGTGACAGAGGACTGGTTCCACCGGTGTCGTCATCGTTGAGGGCAACCTGGGTGAGTGCACCGACTGAGGTTCCAGTGAAGATCGCGAGCACCGTGTCGGACCCAGCGGGGCTCAGGCCCGTGTCAAGGATGTAGACGCCGAGATCAGCGGGAGTGAAGGTCCACCACGCTGACTGAGTGGCGTCGCCGTAGATCGGCTCGCTCGGCTCGATGGTCTTGGTGGTCATGGTGGTGGCAGCGCACGTCACTGTATTGCCGGTCTCCAGCACCAGCGCGGGTGCTCCGGCGAAGCTGTCCGAACCAGCCGGGCCGGTCATGGCACCGGCTCGTCAGTGTCGAACCACAGTTGACCAACCACGTAAACGCTGGGGTCGGTCAGCCCCGGATCGTCGGGCTGCACGTAGACCGTACCGATGGCGCCCACCGAGGGCTCGGGCGAGTAGGCGAGCCCGTCGACAACGTAGTAGTCGACCTGGTCGCCCACGGCTGGCTGAACTCCCAGCGGCACGACGGTGATGGTCTCGTCGGCGTCGTTGACATCGAAGGTGTTGTCGGTGCTGCTGACGCTGACCACCGTGCCGACTGCCGGGCGGATCGGATCAGGCGTCTTGTCCTTCTCGAACATCTCGTCGATCGGGGTGTTCGGGACTCGGTAAGGAGGCTGGGCCTGGGGATCTCTCATGCCGTGTCCGCCTCCGTGCTCAGGCTGCCGGTGGCGACGGTCCGGGTGCGGCAGCGCATCGGCCCACCGTTGAGGTCGAACTCGACCATCGAGAGGTAGTGATTCTCGGTGATGCCTTCGACGGTGATCGAGACCTTGTCGTCGGGCTCGGCCCAGTACTGCGGCAAGGCGTCGAAGTCGAAGTACCGGAGCATCCCGCCGCGGCGACGCAGCAGCTTGCGACCGCGGCTCTTCATCGAGTCGTAGAAGTCGTCGGTCTTCCGACTGACGGTGCGCGAGTCGACCATCGGCATCCGGCCGAACCTGTCGCCCCACTTCATCGGTCCGGAGTCGATGTAGCTCAACGGGGTCCGGTTGCTGTCCCCGACCTTCTTCTTGAACGTGGCGGTGGTGATCGCCCCGTTGACCGATCCCTCGCGGGTCAGCGTCGCGGTGATGCCGAGCAGGTTGCCACCCTCACCGTCGCGGAACTTGCAGACCGGGTTCGCCACGTAGCCGATGTCGGGTCCGGGCTCGGCCGGGTCCCAGTCGTCGTCGGAGTCGTCGGTGATCTCCTTGCGGATGCACACGTCGCCCCAGGCGTCGAAGAACGTCTCCAGGTTGCGCCGACCGGCCAGCTCGACGCAGGTGTCCCAGCGCGGCTCACCGGCCTCGGCGGTGTAGTGCTGGATCATCGCGGTGGTGGAGTGCGTGTTGAAGTCGACGTTGTAGAGCGCGCCGGGCAGCGCGTCGTCGACCATCTGCGAGATCGCGTCCTTGACCGAGATGTCCTTGTACGTGTGTCGGCGCAGGTGCAGGTAGTCGGCCACGGTCTGGCTGGGATCAGTTGCCTCGATGGTCATGAGCTGGGAGGGCCGCTCCCAGGTGTTGGTCCGGATCGGTCCGCAGAAGACCTTGAACCGTGGGAAGTGACCACCGCCCACCTTGTCGATGACCACGTACAGGTGCACCCACTGCCCGAACGGCGTCAGCGGCGCCGCGGCGTCGTCGGGCTCCCAGTCGACGTCACCCCAGTTGGACTCGTCCGAGATCCAGTCACTGCCACCGGCCACCTCCAGCGACAGCCGCCGCCGGATCGGGTCCGAGGAATCCAGCGTCAACGTGCCGCCAGTGACCGGGATCCCGGTGGCGAGGGTGACGATCGAGCCGGACTGGAACCGGGTGACGTCGGCCTCCCAGTGCTGGGTGTGTGACATCTGGGCACGCGCCTTGAACTCCTGCGCCTGTGCGGAGGAGATGTGCTCGTCCTTGACGTCCCAGCCACGGCTCACCAGGTGCCCCATGGTCAGTGCACATCCAGCCGCTTCGTCAGCGTGTCGTAGCCCTGGCCCGCACCACCGACGCGCAGCTTGACCCACTTCGGACCGGGGTTCGCGTACCGGAGCTTGTGCGGACCCTGGGTGTTGAACACGCCGATCGGATTCGAGGCCGGGTGCGGCGTGAGCGTCCACTCCCAGTCATCGAACGTGCCGGTGCTGGTGTCGGTGACAGTGATCCACTGACCGGTCGCAGGCGTGTCGTCGCTGATGGTGAAGTTCGCGTCCGGGGTGTTGGTGTCGAGGTAGTCGTTGTCACCGCTGCGCCGAACCAGCGGCACGTTCGGGTCCTGCTCGATGTAGTCGAGGTGGATGAACCGGTAGTCGATCCGGCCCTTGCTGGCCTGCTCGACCTCGATGTCCAACGGAACAGCCCTGAGATCGTCGAGCAGCATCGTCGGGTCCCCGGCGGAGTGGATGGTGATCGGCCAGATCTTGCCGGACTCGGGGAAGACGATCTTCCGCAGCTGGTTGTACTGGTTGAGGTCCTTCACCAGCAAGGTAATCGTGCCGCGCCGGGCCTCCCGGCTGTCGGCGATGTACGTCGGATACTGCGATCCGATGACGCTCAGCTCCTGGCCTCTCGCTGTGTAGCGCGGCCCGTCGATCTCGGCGACGCAGCACTCGATGTACCTCGCCAAGTTGGCGGTCGATCGGATCAGCACGTCGCCGATACCGACCGGCTCCGCGTCCAGGTCGAGGTCTTCGAGCATCCCGTTGAAGTGGATGACCGTGTCGTCGAGCACACCGCGGGAGAGCGGGTACGGCCCGCCCTCGAAGTCCCAGGTCTGGGGTCCGCCCACGCTGGAGGGGCAGACGAAGTACGAGAACGGCCGTCGAGGCGCCTCGAAGTCCCTGAACTCGACCGTGGTGGCCGGTGAGTTCCACGAGACGCGGTGAGCAACCGTCGACCACAGGCCGCGCCGGTCGGGAAGCTCGCGCTCGTAGATCCTCGCGCCGGTGTCGTCCTTGCCTGGGCACCGCAGCTGCAGCCGGTAGACGTCGTACGCCGAGGCGGCGTTGAGCCCGGTGAGCTGCACCTTCACCAGCAGCCGTTCGAGGTCCGCCTGCAGGATGTTGATGTCGATGGCCATCAGGCGACCCTCCGAGCTGAGCGAGTGCCGACCTTGCCCGGCACCCGGCCGATCATCCGGCCGTCGAGGTAGACGCTGACGTCCACCTTGTTCCGCTGCGGTGCGGCGACCGTGGGACGTCGGTCGTCACCGCTGGAGGTGCTGGGAGCGGGAGCGGTCGGTGCGGGTCCCGGCCACCTGAACCCGAACACATCCGTGCCGCCCGGAGGCAACACCGGGTTGATGTGGATGTCGACCGTGCGGTCCTCGGTCAGCGTGTCCAGCTTGCCGGTCGCGGTGGTCAGTGAGGGCTGGTTGATCTCGGGCGCAATCTCGGCGGTCAGCCCGTCGGTAGTGGCGTCGCCGAGGTCGATGCCGAGCGAGGACTCCAGCGCGCCCCTGGCCTGGGGTGGCACGTTCGGCTCGATCGGGACCTCAACCGGCGGGAACGCCAGCGCCATGTCCGACTGAGCCACGGCGAGGCCGGTCAGCTCCGGCTGCACCTTCCACGGCGCCGGAACGCCGAGCACGTTCTGGAGGAACTGGTTGACGTTCTTCGGGTCGATCCCGGCTTCGAGCACCAGCGGCTTCAGCTGTGAACGCAGGTCTCGGTAGAAGCTCTGGGCGTCGAACTGCGGGTCGATCTGGGCTTGCCGAGCGCCCTCCTCCAGGCCCATCTGGGCGAAGTCGGAGAGGTTGCTGACCAGATCCTGCTGCTTGTCGGTGAGCCCGGTGATCTGGCCGATCTTCAGGTCGGCAGGGAGCTGGATCGCCTTCTCGTCCTTGGTGCCCTCGGTGGCCTGGCGGATCGCGTCCTTCAGGTCGTCGCGGCTGATGATGAAGTCGACGCGGGTCCGGATGATGCCGCCGATGCCCTCGAACTCATCGACGGCCGCCTGGAAGGCGTCCTTCAGCTGCTGGGCCTGCTTCTCCGCGTCGGCCGAGGCCGCCTCGACGCCGCTGAGGATGTTGGTGACCAGCGAGCCGAAGTCAGTGAACGCGCTGCCGGTTTCGTCGACCTGCTCCTCGGTGTCCTTCAGCCCGCCGTTGAGCAGGTCGAGCCCGAGGAAGAGCGGAGAGATGTCGAGGAAGGTGAAGCCGGTCTTCTGCTCCATCTGGTCGTTGAACTTGGACCACGCCTGGGCCGCCTCCAGGACCGGGTTGATCATCTCCTGGACGAGGAACAGCACGTCCTTCATCGCGGGCAGGAAGGTCGTCCCGACGTTCTGCCCGATCTGGGTGAAGGTGTCGCGCAGGGTGCTCAGTCGGCCGTTGAAGGTCTCGGCCTGGCGCTGCATCGCCCCGGAGTAGGTGTCGGCCAGCGACTCGCGCAGCAGCGTGATGGCGTCCGCGCCGAGCTTGCCCTCGGTGGCCAGCTGCTGCACCTGGGCGACCGACATCCCCAGCTTGTCGGCGAGCACCTGCCACACCGGGATCCCGGCTTCGGCGAGCTGCTGCAGCTCCTCGTAGGACGCCTTCCCCTTGGAGACCATCTGGCTGAAGATCGTGGCGACCTGCTCGATAGGGACGCCGGTCGCTGCCGCCACCTCGCCCATGTCGTGGATGTTGTCGGGGAGGTCCTGCAACGGCACCCCGGCGGCCACCAGCCGCTTGGTGGCCGCGGTGACCTCATCCATCGCGAACGGGGTCTCGGCCGCGAACTGCTGCAGCTGGCCGAAGGTCTCCTCGCCCATGCCTTGGGTGAGCGCGTCGAGCTGGGCGATCGAGGTCTCGGCGTCGGCGGCCTGCAGCCCCAGCTTGTACGCCGCGCCACCGGTGAGGATCATGGCGCCGCCCACAGCAGCGATCGGCGCGGCCGCGGCGGCAGCCTCTCCACCGACAGCGCCGAGACCGCGAGAGGCCGCCAGCAGCCCGCCACCAAGGCCCTGACCGCCGATGCCACGAGCACCGGAGACGACGCCTTCCAGGGTGGTGAACGAGGTCACCAGGCGGTCGACGCGGGTGGTGTCCACCTCGACGTCGACGACCGGCTTCGTCTTGTCCAGCGTCCTCAGCTTGCGCTGCAGCTGGGAGAGCTGCCGGTCGATGTCGCTGGTGTCGGCCTGCGGGTCGAGGCGCAGCCGGGTGGCCATCTCCTCGCTGAGCCGTGCGATCTCGGCACGAGTGTTCTGGATGGCCTCGTCGTGCACGGTGAGGTTGATCGGCGAGCTGCCGATCCCGCCGAGCGACTTCTCGGTCTCCTGAGCCGCGACCTGAGCCTGCTCCAGGGCACCCAGCATCGGTGCGATGCCGGTGACCACGCCGCGGGAGTCCGCGGTGATCCGCATCTGGATGTCGTTGCGCGAGGCGGCCATCAGCGCAGCACCTCCGCCACCCGCTCACCGATCGACTTGTTGATCTTGGGCAGCCAGGTCCGGATGGTCGGCCAGAAGAAGTACCCGGCACCGCCCCGTCCGGTGGGCGACCGCAGGTAGGGCAGGAACTGCATCGTGGTGCGTCGCTCGACGATGTACGCCTTGCCCAGCGGCGACCGGGTGGCGTAGGTGACCTTCTTGCTCTTCCGGCCACCGAACTCGCCACCGGGGAAGAGCACGCGGTCCAGCGAGCTGCCGGTCGCGCCACCCTCCAGCGCGACCCCGAGCTTGTCCTTGTGGATGTCGACGGAGTTGACCGCGTGCTTCTGGATCTTGGTGTTGGTCGCAGCGTGCATCGCAGCGAGCATCGGGGCGGCCTGGTCCTGGATGGCCTTGACCGCCTCCTCCTGAACCGCCGTGGGCGCGCGGGTGAACTTCCGGTAGACCGCGTCGAAGCCAAGCAGCTCGACACGCGAGTTCACGCCGCCCATGTCAGCCTCCTTGGCTGTTCAGCAGGTCCAGCGCCGTCTCGACGACCTGCGGTCCCTCTTCCTCCCAGACCGAGATCGGGATCCCGGTCCGGAGCATGAGGGAGACCATCAGTCGCCCGAGGCTTCCCTCGGGGTATCCGACGCTGGCTCCGTAGGGTCCGCCTCGTCCTCGGTCTCCTCCCGGAGGAAGTCGATCGAGACACACACCGCGTCGAACGCCTCGTACTTGTCGTACTCGCCGTTCAGCGTGCCGTCGCGCTTGGCCGCCGACCAGCCGTAGAACGTCTGCATCGAGTAGGTCTGCGGGACGTTGATGGCGGGCCGGTTGAACTTGGCCTCCCAGGCGCGCACGTCACGGCCGTCCCATCGGGCCTCGACCGACGAGCCGTCCGCCAGGTGCAGCCGGAGCTTCTGTCCGAAGGTCATCTCAGGTCAGTGCGACCTCGTCGGGACGGTCGGTGCAGTCCAACGTCACGTCGAAGGTGAGCGGGGCACCGGCCGCGCCACCGAACGCGATGTCGGAGGTCGGCTTGCACTGGCCCGAGCGCCACTTCGACGCGGGCTCGCCGAGGGCGACCTCGTAGTCGATCTCGGCGACCGGGTCGCTGACGTAGGCGTCGTGGATGATGTCGCACAGCCCGTTCACGTCGGTCCAGTCCTGTGCCCCGGCGAGGTGCAGCTGGTAGGCGAACGAGGAGAAGGTCTCCTTCCCGCAGAACGACTCGAAGTCGGTCGTGGTCGGGTTGTCAGTGACCTCGGCGGTGGTGAGCTGGCACTCGTACTGATCGGTGCCGAGCCGCAGCGTCACGGTCTTGATGAGTGTGGCCATCGTTTACCTCTCTCGTTATGCCCGCACCTGGCAGCGGACGATGTAGCTGGGCAGCTCTTGCCCCGCGATGGTGGTGGTGCTCGGCGTGGCGCTGAGCATCTGGATGTCGTAGATGCCCTCGGGGGCCTGGTGGCTGAGGGCGTTGACCACGTCGCGCACGAGCCGGGACAGCTCCTCCTGCGCGGCGCGCGGATCGCTGCGGGCCGTCACCAGGGCGATGGAGTAGTCCCACAGCGCCCAGCAGAATCCTGAGTCGGGGTCGTCGAAGGTGAGCGTTGGGAGGCTCACGACGGCACACGGGACCCGAGCCCGGTCGCTGACGTACCACTCGACCCGCAGGCCGTCGACGCTCCCGAGCAACATGGCCAGTGCCTGGGAGACGTCGACGGTCTGTGCGGTGGTGACGGCCATCAGGCCACCGGGATCCTGCGGTACGGGGACTCCAGGGCCAGCACATCGGCATCCCACGACGGGACCCGTGCCGAGACGAAGTCGCCGCCCACGCCGCTGAGCCCGACTACGCCTTCCGGCGAGTTGCGCCGAGCGGCCAGTCGCTGGGTGCGCAGGAACACGGCCTCGCGGAGGTCAGCGGTGTAGCTGGCCTCCCCGAAGTCGTCGAGTGGGTAGACACACACCGTCGCCTGGGCTGCAAGAGCCGCGTCCAGCGACTCCTGCAGCGTGACGTCGTCGTAGGTGTCGTCGGCCTCCAGGCCGAGCCACGCCTTGACGTCATCCAGCGTCGGAGCGGCCATGGCTACGGAGCGACCGTCGCCTCGACCAGCGCGTCGGGACGGACCACGACGGTCTTGCACCGAGCCTCGGCGATGGAGTCAAGAATGTTCTTGGTGAAGTGGTCGGCGTGGCTGTCGGTGGTGAACAGCTCGACGGTCGTCCGCGAGTAGTGCTGCACGGCGCGCTTGAAGTCGCCCACGGTGATCGGGTCACCGGCCGACTTCGTCCAGTCGACCACCGGCCGCAGACCCCAGAACGAAGAGGCTCCGGTCGGCCCGCTGTTGCTGGCGTTCATGGCCGCGATGTCCATCGCCGCCCAGTCGTCGGCCGAGACGGTGAAACCGTTCGGCACGAAGCCAGCGGCCTGCACCGCGGCCATGCCCATCCGGAGCGCCACCAGCAGGTCGGAGCCGGTCACCGAGGCGAGCGACGCGGCGGCCAAAGCGGCCTGCGCCTCCTCCTCGATCTTGCGCCGGACCTCGTTCTGGAGTTCACCGTTGATGTAGCTCACGACGGCCGCGGCATCCTGGGCCAGCTGCCGGGTGTAGCTCGTCGAGGCCGCGATCGTGTCGAGCGACGCGCTCGTCACGGACGGAGCGAACTCGATGGGCGGCTTGTCCCCAGCCTCGGGGACGATCGCCGCTGAGGACTTGCCAGCGGTGCCCCCGACTCGGGACCACGTGATGTAGTCGATCGAGTTGCCGGTCACGTTGACCACGGTCACCAGCGGCAGCAGCGAAGGCGGCAGCGGCGCCGGGGTGGTGTCGAGCACCGGGCCAGGGCGGATCGCGTCGCCCATCGAGTCGAGGCTGTGCGGCAGCGCCCTGGTCTCGACCTGGAGCCGCTGGCTGGTGCCGCGTCCGGGGTACTGGGCGAACTGCTCTGAGCGCACCCATGCCTCGCCCCACGACTCGCGGGTCTGAGGCTGCTCGGCGGAACGCTCCTGCTGGCGCTGCTGCACCCGGCTGAGCCGCCCGTCGAGGGCGTCGGCGGCCTGGCGCTTGTCGAGCAGGGTGCCCAGGTGCTCGATCTGCTTGTCGAGGGACGCGGCCCGCGACTCCAGCTCCTTGAAGGCGGTCGACTCGGGGTCGAAGTCGTCGGTCTCGGCGAGAGCGATGGCGGCGTCACGCGCCTGGTCACGCTCGTCGCGCAGGGTGTCGATGACGGTCATGGTGCGGTCTCCTTGCGCACTCGTAGTCGAATGCGCGGGACCGGCTTGCTGCTTCCGTGCTGAGGTCGGTGAGCGGGACCTGTCGGAGGCGGGACTCCTTGACTCCCAGCAGTTCTGCCGCGGTACGGCGGGACGCAGCAGCAGAGTACCGCCAAACAGCTCAGTGCGTCATCGTGTGCAGCCGCGCCAGCTTCTCCTCACGCAGCTTGTCCTTCAGGTCGCGGACGCTCGTCACGAGCGCGTCTCTGCCGTACGCACCGGCAGGCACCAGGGCAACCCCGCGCAGATGTGCCCGGCGGTGCCGGACCACGACGTCCTCACCGCGGCGCTTGATGACCATGAACTCGCGCATCGGGGCGAACTCCACCGACGCCTCGTCGAGAACCTTGTCCCTGGCCAGCACCAGCAGCTCGTCACCGGACGGCGTGCGCGAGACCCGCGTCTGCAGGTGCAGCCCGTCGGCGCGGTCCTCGACCTCGAATGCCTGCCCGACGATCTTGCCGCCGTCGACGCTGTGGCCGAACCACAGTTTGATCCGGGAGGCGTCCTTCGTGCTGCGCGAGAAGGCTCCGGGCTCGAAGCTCTCGACCAGGTTGGGCGCGATCCTCGCCTCGACGTCGTACGGCGCCGCCTTCAGCGAGATGACCCGCTCGTCCTCGTCGGTCACCTCGAACGAGGCGCGCCGCAGTTGCAGGCCGACGTAGTGCTCGGCGACGTCAGGCGGCATCGTCAGGACGGACATCACGCACCTCGCTCGGCGGCCTTCTTGACCGCGGCCTTCTTCTCCGCCTTGGTGGGCTCGGGCGCAGCCGTCTTCTCGGGGGCGGCCTGCTGCTGCTCAGCGCCACCGCCGTCACCGGCGTCGCGCATCTTCTGTCGGGTGTTCCGGCTCAGGTGCCGGGGCTTCGGTCGTGCCATCGTCATCCTCTCCTCGTCTCATGCATTCGCCTCTGCCATCGGCGGCAACCCTTCGGAGGCCCTCCACTCGTCGATGGTCATCAGCCCGGCCGCGGTCGCGGCGGCGCCGGTCTCGACCCGCTCCTTCAGCGGCGGGTTGGCGAAGGCATCGAGCGAGATAACGATGCCCTGGTTGCCGGGCAGCAGCGCGGTGAGCACATCCTGCATCGCGGTGATCCACGGTGCCAGGCCGAAGTCCTTGTGGTTGACCCAGGCGTCGCGGAGGTTGTTGTAGGTCGCCGAGTTCCCCAACGAGACACCCAGTGTCAGCGGGTCGAGACCGAAGGCGAACGCCACGTCCCCGATCGCCAGCCGCTTCGTGGCGTCCAGCTGGGCGTCGACCGGCGACAGGTTCAGCGGGACGAACGACGTCGTCGCGTTGAGCACGGCCACCGACCGGCGGTCGTTGCCGTGGGCCTGCATCCAGGCCGCCTTCAGCGCGTCGGCCTGCTCCTGGGTCATGTTGGGCATCTGGCTCTGCAACACACCGGCGGGGATCCCGGAGCGGAACTGACCGTGCGCGTAGGACTCGATCTGGGCGGCCATCTGGAACGCGCCGGGGGCGAGGGCGAAGACGCCCTTCGAGTAGCCCTCGCTGTCGACCGGTGAGTGCGGGTTCCGCAGCACCACGATCCGATAGCTGACGCTGCCCAGCGTCAGGTATCCGTCCCGGTCGAAGACCGCCTTGTCGGCGTCCGCGCCGTCGGAGCCGAGCACCCAGTGCAGCACGCCCTGGGAGTCGCGCTCGGTGGAGAGCATCGAGCTGTTGACGTTCTTCAGCGTCCCGGCCAGCGGCTGCCCGGTCTCGTCCTCCTCGCAGATGAACGCCCCGGCGCCCCACCAGATCGCCGACCGCAGCCACTCGGTCCAGAACGCGCCACGGCCGAGCTTCACCACCGTGGCGTACAGGTCGGTGGCGAACCGGCTGTCCGGCCGCAGCAGCATCGGGTCGGTGATCCAGCGGGCGCGTCCCAACGGGTGTCCGTCGGAGAGATCGACCTCGCGGAACGGGGCCGCCGTCAGCGGGCCGGTGATCAGCGAGGTGGCCCTGATGACAGCGGGCAGCGCGTCGGCGGTGCCCCAGCCGGGCTGGTAGGGGTAGTTCCAGCCACCGCGGCTCCAGTGCGCGTTGAGCTGGAGCTGGTCGCTGCCGATCCACCACACCGGAGGGAAGTCCGAGGGGAAGCCGTCCGGGTAGTTGACCGTGAGATCGGCGTTGGTGCGGGCGTACGCCGCACGGGCCTGCAGCGAGCTGCGGAGGATCTTGCGGGACCGCTGGGTCGGCGTCGGCATCGCTGCTCCGATGAGAAGGGGGCAGGGCACGGCCGACCTGGCCGGATGGCCCATGGTAGCGCTGGTTAGCGGTCCACGCTCTGCGTGCGCGAGCGGTCAGAAGATCTGGGACGGCTCGACCGCCTGTTGAGCCGCCGCGACCGCCCAGCTCGTCGCCTTCACCGCGTCGGCGCGGCCCTTGCTGACCAGCCGCGGCCCGTCGGAGGACGCCACCGTCCGGAGTGCCAGAACTTGCTGCGCAAGTTCTGGCGACCCGTCATGCGTCAGCACACCGTCGTCGATGAACCGGCGCAGGTCGAGCACCGCCTGCCGGGTGGTCCCGCCGACCGGGGTGACACCGGGAACGCCGACCGCCAGCGACTTGGCCACCAGCACCTGGCTGGCGCCGGATGCCTGCGCCGCGGCGATCGCTGACGAAACCTCGGGGAACGTCACTGACGAAACTCCGACCCGGCCGTCGGCGAGCTGGGTGGCGGTGACCAGCGCCGCACCCTGCTGGAACCACGCCTCGACCGCGGTGACGCTGGGAGTCTCGGGACCCCTGACGTAGCTGTTGGCAGACTCCCACTCCGCCTCGGTCACCACGGATTCACCTGTTGGTGGCTTGGCCTGCGTCGGGGAGGGCCACAGGTTCAGGTACTGCGCCTTGAAGCCCTCGATCGGGTCCGGGTCGTCGGCCTCGGGATCGGCCTCGCCGCGCATCGCGCGCTCGTACTTGCCGGAGATCATCCGGCGCCGCTGCTCGGTCCAGTGCGGACTCGCCGAGCGCCAGGTGGACTCCTCGCCGATGTCGTCGTCCGGGTCGGCGGCCCACACCATCAACAGGGTCGTCCAGTCCTCACCCATCCCCGAGAGCGCCGCCGCGATGCGTCGGCGCATCAACGGTGTCGCCCGGCGGTGCGCGGTGGACGTCAGGTGCAGCTGTGGCATCTCGCGCTCCAGCAACGCGGGCTCCAGCCCCTCGTCGATCACCATCGGCGCCACGTCCCAGCCCTCGTCGACGATGCCGAAGCTGCAGTCGTAGCCGTAGACGCCGTTCTCGGACCGGACCAGCCACCGGTCGCCGGTCAGCGTCTCCATCGACTCCTTGCCGTTCGAGCGAGTCACCGTCCACCCGGCGACCTCCTCGGCCCACCGCCACGACCGCCGCTGGATCTCGCGGCAGATCGGCATGTCCGAACCGCAGTGGATGACGGTCTGGATCTCGCCGAAGATCTCCGGGTGCGCCATCCGCCAGGTGGCTAGGCCCACGATCCGGGTGCTCTTGCCTCCGCGCCGGGGCGTGGACTCCACGACGGTCTCCCAGACCAACCGACCCTCGACGTCGTGCTCCAGCTGGCGCCTGGTGGCCAGCCGCTGCCACCAGCGCCACCGGGTGCCGTGCTGCTCCTCGACCCACTCCTCGACCTCCTGCCCGTAGGAGCCGACCGCGTCGGGGTGAGGGGGGGTCATCCACCGCGGCCAGGCGGCGTCGTCCGGCTTGTCCAGGAGATCGGCCAGCCACGGGACGTCGACCAGCGTTTCCGGTTGAAACACCGGTGTAGTGGTCTGTTCTGGGGAGAGGGCGCGAGAGTGGCGGAGATCCC